TGTACACGTAGGCGCTGGTTGGCCTACTAAGCGGATCGACCCACTGCGGCTGGCACGTAGGTACATAGCCCCGGCAACGCAGGCATACAGCGCGATCCGCTTAGTTGACCAACCAGGCAACTGGAAATGTAAGGCGACCCTTACAGGAGGTGCAAGGCATACCTCAAAGCTAGGAACTTAGAGTAACTAGGGAATATATCTGTAATCCCAATCCCTTAGAACTACATATCTACTCCCTAGCTCTACTAGTACTAGCTAAGTGTTAACATGCTTAACGAAGTTAGCCAATGTAACGTGATTGCGAGCAATACCACTCCAAACGGTAGGAGGGCTGCTAATGCCTAGTTGGGAAATCCACCACGAGACATACCACCCTAACGAGGGTATCCCCATCATCGACGCAGAGACAGCCCACGCAGCAGCGTGTCAGTACGCCGCGCGTTACGCTCCCTGCAAGATTCGCCGAGTGGAACCCGATAAGCCAGGTGACACGTTCGTTATCACGTCAACCGATGGTCACGGAACTGGCCTGGTAGTGGAAGTCTACGAGTACGAGGGGGAACAGTGCTAAACACGCAACCACGCGAGGTCTACGCAACCACCGAACAGCTACAGCGCCTAGCCGCGCTAAGCCTGGACGCGCTGGTAGGTATTCAGTTCGCTACTAGCGTAGCCGACAACGATAACGTAACCGGATGCTATGTCCCTATTGACAATCCTAACGGGGCTATGGTATTCTTCGAGATAGAACCAGACGGCAGCTACAGGAAGGAAACGTAACATGGTCACGGAGCCTAACGTACACTTCGCACTTGACGAGACAACCTACAACCGAATCGTCAAGCACCTTGCATCCATCGGCGCGGAAGTCAAGACGCAGCGCCATAACGGAGAAGTGCTGTACACCACGGTTACCGCAACACTCTTCCTTAGCCCTAGCAAGGATCGACCCTTTGAGTCAGTCGCAATCCACGATAAGACATACAGCAAGGGTGTGTTCCGCATCGAGCGCGACACCAAGAACGACGATCCCTACCAGATTTAGGAGGCAGACATGGAGATGATGCCAAGCTACGTTTACAACGACAGCCCTGACAATCCGCACAAGGTGCAAGCGCCTAAGCCGGTTCCCGAGGGTATGGAGAAGTGCGACGGCTGTAACGGCAGCGGTACCTACTACGGACGCGGAGCCGTGGTAAACGGTAAGTGGGTAGGGTTCTCCGGTAAGTGCTACCGATGCCAGGGTAAGGGGCATCAGACTCCCGCCGATCGTAAGCGCAACGCCTACTACGACAACCACGTCAGGAGGTACACGCTATGAGCCTAACGCTTGAAGAGGCTAAGCAGCTAGAGTACGGTGACTACCTGATCGCCGACAACGGTAAGCGTTGGAAGGTGAACGGTAAAGTCCAGCGTTGGAAGCGTAGCCCTGATCGTATCCGTGTCCCTCTTAAGCACGGACTCTACGCTTACGACGCTATCACCGAAACAGACTTCCCCCTCGGTACCTGTCATCTTCTCACTAAGGAGGCATAACCCATGAACCCCGATAGCCCACGCGGAACACGCCGTATCGGTAAGCAGACAGTGCGACGCCGCTACCGCGTCACCTTCCTGTCAGGTCTGGAAGGGTTGAAGGCTGAGTTTACCGTCCTCGCGGTTAGCGAGGGTAACGCAGCTATCGCATGCGCGGGTATGCTCGCTAAGCCTGACCAGTGGAACTGCGTTAGCATCGAGAACGCACGATGATCCACGTAGACGTGAGACAACCGAACGAAGAACAGATCACAGTGCAAACCAGTGTTGACGGTAGCGACTGGTTCACACACTACACACTGGAGGTAGCAGCGTTTAACAACCTACAGCATGCGAAGGACGAAGCCATGTATACAGCGCGAGTGTTCGTTAACGGATGCCGATTCGCTGGTGCTTCGGTTAGGTCAACCGCATTCGGCTACAACAACTAAGGAGGGAACGTGGTCACGCATAGCTACGAAGTCTGCGAGACAGGGTGGGAACACGGTACTCCGCATACCAAGTTTGAACCCTTCATCATGGAGGTTCCCGCTCCTGACCACACTACGGTTAGTGAAGCGCGTAGCGCGAGGCGAGCGTACTTCTCCGCTATGTCGCTGCTCCGTAACTTGGAACCTGAAGAGTGGCAACTGTTCGACTGGACTGAAAGCTTTGGTAGGGGTGCTGAACGTGACATGAGCGGTAAGGTCAAGGTACCCGCTATCTAACCACAGTGCAGCTAGCGAATCCTGTTACTACACACCGCGCAATGCAGAGCGCCAGGGCTAAGAGTGTGTAGCTAGCTGCCGAATGTAAGTAGTGTGAGCGTATCGGACGAAGGTAGGCAGATACTAGATTAGCCGACACCGGGTGGCTGATACGCTCACAGTGCTAACGACTGAAAGGAGGTGAACACAATGACAGCACTCACACCCGATAAGATCGCCGAGCTGCTTAGCAAGGGTCGCGCTCGCGGAGCGTATGATCCCGTCATGGAGTCTTTCCTCACTTCCGGTGAGGCAGGCATTCAGGTCGAGGCTACCGGCGCGTTGGCTGGTAAGACTGGTAAGCAGATCAAGTCCGGTCTTGAGGCCGCTAAGAAGCGCACCAACGATAACGGCGTCCTCGTCCATGAGGGAGCGCAGAACGTCCGTGTCATCGAAGCCGACGATAACGTGTACCTCATCAACACGGCAGCGGTTACCGACGACAGCGAGTAGCAAGACTAGATACACTTGACAAACCCCGGCAAGTGTGCTAGACTTCTCAAGTGTGGGGGATACGCACTAAGCCCTAGTGAGCTAGCTAGCCTGGACACACGGTTAGCGTGAACACACCGCTATGCAAGCCAGTAACAGACATAGGTGGCTACAGTAGCTAGGCAGCGTATCCCTCACTAACCCCGGCAAGGAGGTTAACGTGGCAAGTACACACCAACTTCTCGCACAGACTTTTGGTGTCGATCCCTACCGAGCGGAAGCTTTCGAGCGTTTGCTTAGTAGCGCGACTGAACACCGTACCGACAGACAACGTGCTGTCATTGCTTTTCAGGCTACGCAGAATCGCGGCGAGTGGCTGTTCGTACGCCGCCTGTGGCTGTTGAAGCGTGAAGCCTGGGTTAACGGGCTTTGCAGTAACCAGCGCCGTTGGCAAGTTAGGGTGTCTAAGAACCCTCGCAAGGGTAACCACCACGATTCATGGGCACTGCGTGAACAGTACATGCGATGCCAGGGTAGCTACCGTGACTACATGCCATACGCGCAGGAGGTACGCAATGAAGGCTAAATGGTACGTCAAGATCGGTAACAAGTTCGTGCCTCTTAAGCACAAGCCGAAGGGATGGAAACATGGGTAAGCGCAGATTCGCAGTGACGGGTTCCGGCGACCTGAGTGTTACCGATGTATCCCGTTACGACAGTAAGGGTGTCGAGTCACACACCCGAGGTTGGGACTTGGGTATCAAGGTAGTGGCCGACGTAGACGAGAACAACCGCGACCGATTCACTATCACCGTTACTGGTGGTAGCCACGATCCCGGTAGTAAGGAAGGTTTGCTGATCGTGACTGACTTCGGCGACGGTGACTACACGGTGCAGCATGCCTAACCACCCTAACATCTACTGGATCGACATTCGCACCGGTACGTGGGGTCACACCGATGACCTGCGTATCGTAGACCTAGACCGTATCGTCAACAACAGCACTAGTGAACCACCGCCTGTTGCCAGTGATTACGTCAAGTACTGGCAGGAGTACGCTACCGACGCTGAGATTGCAGTGTTCGGAGAACAACACGGTAAGAAGGTAGACGAGTGAAGCAGCTAGCAGTAGTAAAGCACCTGAAGTCTGGTTGGGTAATCATCAAGCCGCCAGTGAAGAAGGAGGAAAAGAAGTAATGGAACTTCAAGCCCCGGCAGGAACCATTGCTGTCACGCATATGCGTAACGGCATAGCTAAGGTTCTTAGGGAGAACTGGCCTGCTCACCATGAGAACAACGCTCAGGTTAGAGCGGCTACCACAGTGCATGTCCGTATCGCACTGGACTTTGCTAAGTGGTTCGTGAAGCATAACCCAGATTGGGAGCCTTACCAGTGGCTCGACGCTTGTACACCCTACCCCGAAGTCTACCCGCTATCGGAACTTTGGGACGCAGAGAAGGAGGTAAGTGGCGATGTACGTTAGCGCGACTGAAGGTGACAACCACGGTACTTACAGTAACGGACTTGGTGATGATTGCGAAGTCCTCGTCAGGTGGGATAGGTACAAGACTTCCACGCTTGGCGGTACTACGTGGCCCATCGACGTTGAAGTGAACGGTAACAAGGCTGAGGTTCATATGGCCTTTACGCTACGTGAGGCCGAAGAGATTGCTAGGGGTATCCTAGCCCTACTGGAACAGGAGGCAACGGAGCATGTCGCTTAGCCCGCAACAGATCGCTGACCTGACCCGTAAGGATGATATCCGGCTTGGGTCGCATAAGAGCAGGTGGCTGTCGCCTAGCGATGCCGAGCATTTGCTTGGTGCGATGGACGCCGGTAAGAAGCAAGTGATCCTCGCCGGAAAGAAGTTCACGGTTAAGTACGAAACGCGCGATAAGGTGTTTGTCAAGCCAGCCACAGGGCCGATGGTTCCTTGCGGTTGGTACACGACCCCGCTCCTGCGTTCCATTGCAGCCAACGATTAACATAGCGGAACGCATAAGAGAGTTAGTCGGGGATACAACCTTAGACTTGACAACAGCCGTCGTATCCTATACACTGACGGGAGGATATGAACGGTTGAACGTGATAGACGGGAACGGAACAGAGATACGACATGAGACAGTTATCCACCCTAACGGAGAGTGCGAGGGTATGGGTATCTGCCGCTACTGTGGAAAGGAGGTGAAGCATGGCTAACGAGGCACTACATGAGAAGATTCGTGGTTTGCTCCGTAAGGCTGAGCAGACACCGTTTGAAGAGGAAGCAGCACTGTTCTTCCAGAAGGCGCAAGAGCTGGTAGTGAAGTACGCGATTGACGAGGAAGCTCTGTGGGCTAACGATCCTAGCCGACGTGAGCAGATTCACACCGAACACGTTGAGATTAAGGATAAGCAGGCTGGCTCGCATTACCGCCGCATGATCCTTAGTCAGATCGCTGTCAACAACAACTGCCGTATGTGGTACACGCCTGGTAAGGATGAGTCCACTGTGGCGGGGTATCCTAGTGACACCGTGTTCGTCATCATGCTTTACAGCAGCGTTATCTCGCATATGAACTTTAGCATGGCTAAGGCTATGGCGAGGTACACCGCCGAAGGTCGGTCAACCCGTACCTTCCGTAAGGACTTTACGGCTGGCTACTCCGATAGAATCGTTCAGCGGCTAGTCGAGATGCGACGTGAGCAACTGGCTTACCTCCGCATGCAGGTTACGGATACCGGCAAGTCTACTGACCTCGTACTGCGGGATCGCTCGGCTAAGGTTGACGATTGGGTCAACGACAACTTCCACCTTAGCACCGGTAGCTACCGAGATAGCGGTACCCGCGATCACACAGCTAGAGGCGCAGGCAACCTCGCTGGTGCTACCGCCGATCTTTCAGGTGGTAGGGGTCAGGGTGTCTCCGATGGTAGAAAGGCTATCGGGCGATGATCGGTGATGAGTCTTATCTAGTCATCATGGAGACAACCGAGAAGACACACGTTGTCAAGCCACAGCCAGCTATGGATGGTGGCATGGTTGAAATGTACGACTTGGTTACAGGGGTGTTCGTCGGTTCATGCGGTATTAACTGGTTCCGCGTAAACGCTGTTCGTTTCGATCCACTCGGTAATCAGGATTTACCGAAGTGGCCGACGGTGAAGCCATGAAGCTCGACCCTGAAACTATCAAGGCTCTACTTGCTAAGCCCGAACGACAGCCGAGTACGCGAACACGCAAGACTACCGACTACAACAGTGAAAGGACTATCGACAACTGGTTCGATATGAACCGTAAACTTGGTTCAGACATTAGCGGCGAGTGTACGGTTGAGGACTGTGTGAACCTTGAGGTTAAAGGGACACGCCACGCTGTCACGGTTGACGTGCCTATCAGTCCTATCCTCACTGTCAAGATGTGCCGAAGATGTTACTGCGCTGGCCGAAGGAGGGATGGCTAGCATGGATAGCGGTCTTAACGATAAAAGTGTTAAAATCGCTCTCCATGATAATCGCGGTTTTACGATAGTGGATTCTGACGTGGAGTTTTTTGTCTCGCAGTATAGTTGGACGTTAGCTAAGGGTCGTAAAACTTTCTACGCTAGAGCTTACGTTCACGGCGGTAGTACACCTACATACCTGCATCACTTTATTCTCGGCACTGTACCGCCTAGAGGATACGTCGTTGACCACATTAACGGTGACGGCCTAGATAACCGCAGAGAGAATCTCAGAGTCGTTAAGAACGGTGAGAACATACGACGTGCCGCTCGCAGGGGATCAGGTGTTTACTACATTAAGCGGCTTAAGTCGAAGCCGTGGCGAGCAGAAGCTAAAGTGGATGACGTGGCTTACTTCATCGGCTACTTCGCAACAGAGGAAGAAGCGATAGAAGCACGAAGAGTCTTCCTCATCAATAAGGGGGTTAGTGGCCTTGACAAGTGACTCGGAATCTGCTAGAGTTCCGTCTACTTCACCGCACGAAGGAGCCGCACGTAAGTACTACGAAGTCCTCTTAACGGGTGCTAACGAAGAAGACATAGCTGGCACTCGTCTACAGGTTTTCAGGGGGTACTACGGAGAACAGTTCAAGCTAACGGGTCTACCGCAATCACAGTATCATCCCGCTAAGCAGCTTCTTGAGTATAACGGGGTTATCGAAGTGATAGAGCGGTCGTGGCGTCGGACTCCGGGTGCAGTGGTCTTGCATCCAATGGCAGCAATGTTAAGGCCAGTCCCGAAACGAGCGAGAGACTTGACAGCTACGGAAGAGTTTGCTACTCTTCAGGAACGGATAGAGAGACTTGAAAATTTGGTAGGTGGCGTTCATCTGCCAAGTGTGCTACAAGAGATAGCACACCGCCTAGACGAGAGGGAGGCACCCAATGGCTAGGCAACGTAAGTCCACTACAACTACTACTGAGCCAAACAACGGAAGGGAGGGAAACAAAATGGCAGGAGTTCTCGACGCTGCAAAGATTCAGGAGCTGCTTCAGGCTGGTCGTACGCGGGGTGCGTACGGTACGGTGCTTAGCGACTTCCTGAGTTCGGGTGAGGCTGGTATCGAGGTCGATCTTACTAGTGGCCCTATCGCTGGTAAGTCGTCCAAGCAGGCGAAGACCGGTCTTGACTCTGCGCGCAAGCGCACGGACGAGAAGGGGAAGCTCGTCTACGACGGTTCGCAGAACGTTCGGGTTATTGAGCAGGACGGACACGTCTACCTCATTAACACCGGCGCTGCAACGGAAGACGAGGAGTAACACAGTTAAGGGGTAGTCTTCGGGCTACCCCTTACTGTTGTGCTTACGGTAGTAGGCCAAGGTACAGGCGCTAGTTGCTGTAAGCACAACAGTAGGGAGAACCTTGACAAGACACGTAGAGAGCGGGGCTGTGAGCGGGAGGCTCTAACTAACCTAGTCCGGTTAGCAGCGTCACTACTAAAGGGGGCAACGGTAGCGCCCGACACGTCGTAACCGACCCCCGGCTAAGGTAAACACTACATCGCTCAACCTTAGCCAATACAACGCAGTTGAATGCAGTAACGTGAGGAACACTATATGAGGCCAAGGAGCGCATCGTTTAGGCCCGATGGTCAAGCTCGCCAATCGTTACTGCATTGAGCTACGTTATCTAACCGTATTCTGCCCCAACGTCCGTTAAGGACGAGAGCAACGTGCCGCACGTTGTCAGGGATACGGACGGTAGCGTAGCTCAATAGTCTCCGTACCAGCCATATCTCAGGGGTGAGCTGGTCAAGCCGGGTGTCGGCGTTTAAGGCGGTTCGACAGAACGGAACCGACTGGCGACGAAAAATAGGCACGGATGCCCTGACGCCACATAGGGATGGTAGTCATGCTGACTCCGGTACCTAACCTATGGGTGATAACGCAAACCCGGACGCGCAGGGGGGCATGGCGACAAAGATGCCCCATAACCAACGCAGGAGGTAACAGTGGACAAACTCTTTCCGCTGGTATGGGAAGGCAGTATCGACCACAAGCTAGGCTGGCTTATCGAGCTTGGCATCGTTGTGTTCGCTAACTGTCTCATCCTAGCAATGTACGTGTTTACCGCTTGTTTCATCGTATGGCTGTGGTTCGGTGGTGTACTGTGAGAGCCGCCAAGATAACCGCCGTCATCCTAGCAGCACTCTTGTACGTGCAAGCCTGGTTCAACGTGGCAACCGAGAACTACGCACAAGCAGTGGTAGCAGGTCTTCTCATGTTTACCCTGCTTATCGGTGCTAGTCACCTTGACAGCGAGTGAGGTTTGTGCTAGCTTGAGTAGGCGTCCCTTGCCGGGGGTGCCTGCGAGAATAGGGCTTATCCGACGAAACGATCTGTGCGGGTCGTATACCGGGTAAGCCCTTTTCTCTTTTTTGTCAGCTAACAGGAGGTAACAGTCCTGATTGTCCTAGCTGCCATACTAGCGGCGCTGGTGCTAATACCATCAGCGAGCGCGGAGCAACAGACGAAGACGCAGGAGCAAGTGAAGAAAGTAGATACAGTTAAAAAGGTAGCATGTCCAAGCCTTAGAACTGCTATCAGCTTTTACAGAGGTAGAGTGTGGTTCTATCAGACGAAGCTCGGTTACCACAGAAGTCCTACCTACTACCCTGAACGTAAGAAGTACGCTTGTGCCTATAAGCGATTCGTAATGACTAGCTGGCGAGGCCAAGCGAAAGAGTACCGTAACGAGTACAAGAAGTACCAGCGTGAACATCGCCACCCTAAGTGGATTGCGCTTGATCTACTTAACGGTAACAGGGAAGAGTGGAGTTGTCTCATGTACATCGTTAGCAAGGAAAACGCTACGATGGATCCAACGCTCGATTTCGGGCATGGGCACGGTAACGTGTATGAGGCGTATGGTATCCCTCAAGCCTATCCAGGCACTAAGATGGCTAGTGCTGGCCCTGACTGGCGTACCAACCCTAAGACCCAGTTGCGCTGGATGATCGGTTACTGCCGTGGTAGGTATGGCTCGCTTTGCGGTGCCGCCTACAATCGGCGAGTGTACGGAACGTACTAAAGGAGTTCTCCCCATGTTTGGCAGGCTGTTATGTACAGTCGGTTTGCACAGACTAGAGTGGCGCAGCAAACTAACGCACGATGCCCACGATAACTCGGTCGTACTAGACCAGTACCGTTGTCGTCGTAGTGAGTGTGACCTGCATAAGCACTGGATCAGTGCAAACAAGGAGAGGGTGCGGCAGCCCTGGTAGAGTTCTGCCCATCGTGCGGTGACGAGGTTGAGCGACTTAACCCGTTTACCGGGTGGTGTGCAGCATGCTCCGCGTTAGAAGGTTACGACGATGACCAACCTAACAGCAGAACAGCTTGGTTAGAGCGTAACGCAGATAAGATCGAAGAGTACATGCTTCGTGGTATACCGCTCTCGGATGCCATGAAGATGGTTAGGCAAGATAACCGGCCTGTCTGCCTGTGCTGTGGGGACGTTATTCTCTACGGCACAGGCGGCAGGCATCTTTTTTGCAATAAGCGGGTTGAGTGTCGTAAGATGCGTAGGCGCTACAAGTACCTAGTGTACGATAAGGGCTTGGACAAAGATACCGCCCTTAACGTCGTGCTTGACAAAGCCGCCTGAACCTGCTACTCTGCCCCAACAATGAGGGCACCAGTTCTCTTTACCCGGCAAAGGGGTTAACATGTTTACGCGCAATACCGCCATTATCTACACTGTGGACTATGACTTCCGCAGGCGCGAGTGCGAAGTTACGGCGAGTGGTCACGCTACGGAGGTTATGCAGGCTGTGCATGATCTTTGCACCCATATCTTCCGAGGCCACGTTCGCTGGTGGTTTCAAGAGGTCAAAGGTGAATTGTCAGCTACCGACGCTGAGCAGGTTAGCGACATGGACTGGCAGTTCGTGATCGGCCTGGGTGATTAACATGCCAAAAACATCAGACGGTATAAACTATCTTACCGTGGGTGAGTTGATCGAAGAACTCAGTAAGCACGATAAGAACCTTCCAGTGATGACTGAGGGTTGTGACTGTTACGGCGAAGCCGACCACGTTTCGACTTTCGAGCGGTATCACGGTAACGGCGAGTACGAAACATTCGTGCTGATTAACCGGCAGGAAGCCGTAAGCCTCGCCGCCGATCCGAAACCACTGCTTAGCGAGGACATGCTGTGACCAAGACCGTTGACAAGCTTACACCTGCCGACTGGCAGCGTATGGACATTGCGGAGCTTATCGACCGCAACGAGTCTGCGAACTGGTCGGACATGGGTTGCTACAAAACCTCCACAGCACTGTGGACGCATGACTACAAGGTGAAGCGCGATAAGATCGCAACCCCTAGCATACTGGTTATCACGAACAGATCAGGTAAGGGTGCGTTCTTCCGCGATATCCCTAAGACCACTGACGGCTACACGATCCTGAACGTTGACACCAATAAGGTGTCTATGGTTATCGGCGGTCGTAGCCTGAAGATCGGCAAGGATTACCCCGCCGAAGTGAAGGTGCCGCATATCACAGTTACGCACTACCACGTCTTCCAGAAGTGTAACACCGGTAAGACTCAGGAGTGCCCGGACTGTAAGGGTATCGGCCTACAGGAGTTTAGGTGGGTACGCAACAAAGAGGGCAAGATGGACAAAGTGGGTATCCCCTGCGATACCTGCAATATGAAGGGTAACCTGCCTCTGCCCGATACTCAGGGTGATCGCCTGCTTAAGAAGCATTGGGACGTTGTTATCGTAGACGAAGCCCACAGGATGAAGAACCCTGATACCCACTGGACTAAGAACATCAAGAAACTGAAGTGTACCTATAAGCACATTATGACAGGAACGGGCTTTATTAACCGTCCTGACGAAATCTTCAGTCTGTTGCAGTTTCTCGATCCTCAGAAGTATACATCGTTTTGGGACTTCCGAGGGTACTTCTGCGAGATTGACGATTGGAGCGGTTGGGCCGTCGTTAAGGGTGTCTTGCCTCACCGCAAGGACGAGTTCCGTAAGCTCGTTAGAGAGTTTGGCCCTCGGCGCGAGAAGACTGAGGTACTTAAGCACCTTACCGAACCTGTCTACGAAGAGAAGGTTGTGGCGCTTTCACCGACACAGCGCCGCATGTACAACGATATCAAGCACGAACTGGAAACGCTCGACCAACAGGGTTATCCGATTACCAGCCCGAACGTGTTGTCTCAGCTTAACAGGCTCAGGCAGGTCTGTGTGGCTACGCCGGAAGTCGTAAGCGAGTATTACGACGAGAAGGAAGAACGGCGCGTTATCGAGATTAGGCTGGTAGAACCGTCATCTAAGCTCGACGCCTTTATGGAGGTCTTGGACGGTTTGCGGTGGGACGACGAATCTCGCCAACAGATCGTTGTCTTCTCTAACTTCAACGATCCGCTGGAACTGCTGACTAAGAGACTTGAGACAGCTAAGGTACCGTACATCTGGATGCAGGCTAAGGACAACGACGATACCCGCTTCCGCAAGTGGTATCAGGATTGGCCGACGAAGGAACATCAGGTCTTCCTTAGTACTGTTAGCCTGGGTGGTGAGTCTATCGACCTTACCTCCGCTCAGTACGTTTGCTTCCTTGACCAGTCTTGGAGTCCGAAGGACAACAACCAGGCGCGTGACCGTATCTGGCGTCCGGGGCAGGTTAACACTCCGGTCGTTATCAACCTCTTCGCCGAAGACACGGTTGACTACTACGTGCTGGATAAGCTCAAGACGAAGCAGAACTGGTTTAACGAAATCTTCGGTCGTGATGAAAGCGCAATCCCGCCCGAACTGCTGAAAGGTCTAGCAGCATGAAGCGTGATTACCCTCACCTGTTTACGGAGGAAGAGGAAGAAGCGTTGCTCTACGGTTTAGACGAGTTACTCGCGGTAGATCAGACGATACTGGAACGGAAGTTTAAAGACCTCGATACTCTCATGGGTATCCTTAAGGATGAATGGGAGAACGACATGCTTATCGGTGACGCAGGCGACTTGCTCAAGAAACTAGGTGTAGTCACGTGAGTACACTGGCTATCGGTGATTGGGCGGTTCTTCCACTTTCGGTGGCTCTGCGCGATCTTAAGGATGCCGACCATCTAACCATTACACGCCGACGTAACGGGCCGCGTGTAGAGATGCTTCTTATAGAGGCGGTCATGCCTGACGGGTCTACTAAAGAAATCGGAGTCTACGAACCGGAAGTCGAGGTATCGCAATGAGAACGATACAAACGGTAGTTGAGGATGATCGCAGTAACTTCCAGAAGGCGGAAGAGTGCCTCATTAAGCTAGACGAGGCAGGTCTACCGGAACGTCAGCTAGCTAACCTCCGTACAGCGGCTATCACGTTTGCAGTGCTCGCTGTGGTAGAACAGTTGCAAGACCTGCGAGGCTGGCCGGTACCACGAACATGACCCTTCTTGCCATTTTTTGGGTTGTGTGTGTTATCATCATGGTTTGCCAGTTTATATGGTGGGTAACCCGTGGCCGACACTGACCGCCATAAGGAAGAGCGTAGGGTTCGTAGGAACACTGCCATGCATAAGCTGATTAAGACCCAGACCGAGCGTGGACACACCTGTTGCCTGGATAAGCCCGATGTACCGGATAACTTCCGTAGGTGCATCGACTGTACTAAGCCACTTGACAACAGCGAAGATTCATGCTAAGGTGCTGTCTTCCCCCCTCCCCCTGTCGCACAGGGACGCACAGGCGGGCCAAGCGTTATCAGCGGCCCGAGCTACATAAACCGCACTAGACCGCTAAGACGGTCAGGCCAAGGTCAGGAGCAGAACCATTGGCTAGCACGACAACAGCAGAGCCTCTCGCACCGCCGGTAGTCCCTAGTAAGTGGGATATCATCCCCATTCACACTAGCGACCGTGGTGCCTTTAAGGAGTGTCGGCGCAGGTGGGCTTGGTCTTCACCGAGTCGCCGCAACCTTTATCCTCGCATCGCTGCTATGGGTGTCTACATGCCGTTTTGGTTCGGTACGGGCATCCACAAGGGTATTCAGCATTACTACAGTAAGCTGAGTGAGAACCCGGCAGACGTGTTTCTCGCGTGGTTCGATCTTGAGTGGAACGGTGGGCTTGTCCACGAAACCGAGCTTCCTAGTGGTTACGCCGATAGGAACCCTGTTCCGCAAGAGAACGGTTACTACCACGTCGCAGGCATTAAAGACCTGATGCCTTCCGCCGATGAGCGTTACGACGAGTTCATGGAGCATAAGGAGCTTGGCGTCGGTATGCTCAACTACTTCGTTGAGTACGCCGAAAGGCACGACGACTTCCGTATAGTCGCTAACGAGCATCTGTTCTCTGTGCCTATTCTCGGTGAGAACGGCAGGCCCATGTACGCGGAGGATAACCGCGTTATGCCGGAAGATTGGGAACCTTCGGAAGAAGAGAACATCTACGGCAGGATTAACATGGGTAAGAGAGGTCGTATCTTTAAGCAGGTTCACGCTCGCGGTCGCATGGATCAGATCGTCCAGATGAACGAGAGTGGACGTTACAAGATTCGTGACTACAAGACCGCTGGTAAGCTCGATGACGATTACTTCGCGCATCTTGAGCTAGACGAGCAATGCACCACTTATCTGTGGGCAGGGCCGTTGGAAGCACAGATGTACGGTTTGGAGTATACGGACATTACGACGATTGACTACGTTGCAATCCGTAAAGCGTTTCCAAGGCCGCCTACTCCGCTAAAGAATAGTATGCCGAGTATGGACAGGCAGAAGGAAAGCACCACAGCAGAAATGTTTGCTCAGTACATTAAGGATAACAACCTTAAGGTCGTGTACGACGGCAGCGTGAAGATGCAGGAATACTACGCTTATCTGCTAGAGCGTGGAGAGAAGCAGTTTGTATGGGTTGAGTCTACGCACCGTAATTCAGCGCAGATCGCTAACGCAGGTTTGCGGCTTTACTACGAGGCCAAGGACATGCTCGACCCCGACCTCATTCTGTATCCTAATCCCTCTAAGAACTATAGCTGCACTCGTTGTCGGTTCCGCTCTCCCTGCATCGCAGCAGAAGACGGTTCCGATTGGGAAGCTATGCTTAGGGGCAACTACATCGAGAACCATGATAGATAACGTAATCACAGGTGGCAGGCAATCAGGCCGTACTACGAGGCTGATTGAGCTTTGCGCCGAAGCTGAGGCTAAAGGTGAAGTGTCCTACATCGTGTGCCAGTCCCATAGCGAGTGTTATCGCATTGCTAAGCTCGCTGAGACTATGGAACTGAGGATTGCGTTTCCTATCTCTTACGACGAGTTTCGCAGCATTGGGCAGGGTCACTTCATTAAGAACTTCTACATCGACAACGCGGATACGTTGCTTGAATGGCTCGCTGGCCCTGTTAGCGTTAAGGCCATAACGGTGCAAACGTAATGGACGTTATCATCGTAACAGACCCGAGCCAGCTTCCGGCTCCGCTTCGGGAGCTTATGGGCGATCTAATGGAAGACGAGATTAGTCGCCTTAAGTCCGAAGACGACCTTAACTACGAAGGCTGGTACTGCATCAACGTTCAGCCTCGTAAGTGTCAGCACTGCGGTACGATGATGACGTACGTTGAGCCGCCGAACCTTCACCTTATCATCGTTTGGGAAGAGAAGGATGATCCCCACATGCTTGAAATGGCTCAGAGACTTAAGGATGGTAGACCGGAGATTGATCCTGATATCCGTGAGTATCATCCTATGATGGGTCACTGCATTTCGTGGGAAGACGTGATTAGTTTCCTTGACGACATTCCCGACGAAGATGACTAAGCTCGACTCCGCTACAATCGCAGCATTGCTTAAGAAGGCCGACGAGCCTAAGTCGGTTAACCAGGCACCTTCACGCGAAGGTCTTGTATGGTGTGAGTTCTGCAAGGGCTACTACAACGAACACCATTACGGACGGGAGGTAGACGAGTAATGCTAGGTAAACTCGTAGGCAAGGTTCTCGGAGAAGTCATCGCTGCTCCGCTTACTATCCCTGCTGAAGCTATCAAGCAGGCTGAGAAGGCAATGGACGAAGCCTTCTCCGACGAGGACGATAAGAAGGAAAAGAAGTAATGGCTACGGTATATCGTTGTGACGGGTGCGATAAGGAGTCCAAGAACTACAACCCCTTTACTGGTGTTACTGTCAGTTACGACAGTAGAGTTCCTGACCATGAGGAACCTAAGACATACGACTTCTGCACTACTTGTCTCGGCAGCTTCAGAAGGAGCATTGAAGTGCTTACGACGGTTAGAGCAGACAAAGCAGCCTGAAAGGAGGTGAATCATAGCTACTGCCGTTAAGACCAAGCCGACTGTTAACTCGGCTTTGCGAGATACGCTTGGTGTGAAGCCTCCTGCTGAAAGCGTCGAGTTCCTTAATCTGCTCATCTACGGTGAGCCTGGTGTTGGGAAGACTCGTCTTGCTGGAAGTGCTGCTGACCACGAAGATACTTCTCCTGTGCTTATCCTCGATATTGAAGGTGGGGTTATCTCTTTGCGCGAAAGCCCTACCATCGACGTTATTCAGCTACGAGATATCGACAAGCTTGTTGACGTGTATAACAAGCTGGAAGAGCATAAGGGTGGAGGCTACAAGACCGTCGTTATCGACTCTCTTAGCGAGCTTCAGAAGCTAGACATGAAGACAGTGATGGAGCAAGAGTACAACGCTAATCCACAGAGAGTTGACAAGGACGTTCCCACACAGCGAGCATGGGGTAAGTCGCAGGAACGTCTACGCCGCATCATTCGCGGGTTCAAGGACTTGCCTGTGCATACCATTATGACCGCTAAGGTTACGTCCGTGACCGACGAGCAGACCAACGTTACGCACTACTACCCGGCATTTCCTGGTAAGATGCGTGGCGATGCTCCGGGGTTCTTCGACGTTGTGGGATACATGCGTATCAGGGAGGAACAGAATGGCAAAGTAAGGAACCGCGTGTTGCAGATCGCAGCTAGCAGTAAGGTAGTTGCGAAGGATCGTACGGATAGTCTCGGTATCGTGGACGGGGAACATACCGGCGTTGTTATCAATCCGACTATCCCCGACATGTGGCAAGTCATCAACAGTACCAACAAGTAAAAGGAGAGGAATAGTGGGTCTTAACCTGAATATGTCCGAGGCGGATCTTAAGGGCTTTGAGCCTCTTCCCGCTGGTACCTACGACGCTACGGTCTACGAGGTTACGATGCGTCAGACCAAGGGTGGCGAGGGTGCGAAGCTTCCCGCCGGTACGGACATGCTCAACGTGCAGTTCAAGATCGACGGTGGCGAGTACGATAACCGCCGTGTCTTCCGTAGCTTCATCATCGCCCCTGCTAAGGTCGATGGGAAGAAGTACGAGAAGAAGGCCATGTTCGACGGTATGCTCGCTAAGTTCTTCATGGCTATCGGCTATGAAGAGAGCGAGGTTATCTCGGACAGCTTCGAGCCAGAGTTCGATGAGCTGGCTGGTCGTGAGTGCCGCGTTACTCTCAGTGTCGTCCCTGGTGACGATGAGAAGGGTTACGAGCCTCGCAACGATGTTAAGGCAGTTCGTCCTCGGGCAGAGGCAACGGCTGGTTCGGCACTGATCTAAGGATCGGTAGATGCGCTAAAGGGGTTGTCTTACGGCAGCCCCTTTGGTGCGTCAATCGCTCATGCCGACCGCTAAGTCAGAAATCCGTAGCACGTTCTTTGACTACCTCTTTGGGGATAGTCCAGGCTACCTTTGTATCGGTCTGATCGACCCGAAGAAGGCTGAGCGGAAACTGAAGCAGCGATTCTTCTCATGGCCCACCGAAAAGGAATTCGTGCTGGACTATATCGAGAAGAACTATAGCGGTAATAACGTTTACTTCTGTACTTCGCTGTTGGACGGTAAGCAGCGTCGTAAAGAGAACTGTCTACCTGGCCGCTTGGTCTGGGCAGACTTGGATACTTGCAAGCCTGAAGAGGTTAGCCCGTATCCGTCCGTTGTTATCGAGTCTAGCCCTTCGCGGTACCAAGCACTGTGGAGGTTGGTAGAGTCAGTACCGCCCGACGTAGCTGAGGACTACAGTAAGCGCATTGCGTACGCTTACAACAGTAACGGGGCTGATCCGTCGGGTTGGGACTTGACACAGCTTCTCCGTGTTCCGCTCACGTACAACTACAACCACGGTGATCCTGCTGAAGTGTTGCTCGTATCGGCCAAGGAGGATATGGTCGATATCAACACGTTTGAGCAGATGGAGCTTGACGCGCTCAGAGAAGAGAGTGGTGATCCGGCTCTAGACGAACCACTGCCTACCGATCTACCCGACGTTTCGCAGGTTATCTACAAGTATTCGCAGGAACTCGGTAAGACAGCTTTTCAGGGTTTGTACACTAGACCGCCTGATCCTGACGAGAACTGGTCAGGGTTGCTATGGCGGCTTATCTCAATTTGCGTTGAGAGCGGTATGACCAACGTAGAGGCTTACGCTATCGCTAGCACCGCCGCTTGCAATAAGTACGCTAGGGATCGTAGGCATCCTGCCCACCTGTGGCGCGACGTTCTCAAGTGTGACCTTGAGCATCGT